ATGTCCTTGACTGTCTTCGTGAAGCCTACAAAACGCGCCAGGACGAATGGCCAGCCATCGCACGGGCAATCAGTCCAGTCGTCAATGATGTCAGCATCTGGCGGTCATATACGCAGTCAGGCGCCATCATCGACAGGCGCAACATCAACTGGACCGGCGCGTTTACAAATGCACTCAGCCGGGCAGGATTACACATAGGGGGTTTGAAATGACAATGTCGGAGACAATAGGCGCCATCGCGCCAGCGCTGGTCAAGGCACAGGCTGAGATCAAGCCAATCACGAAGGATTCCACGAATCCAGCGTTCAGAAGTAAGTACACTTCGCTCGATGCGATCATGGAAGTCGTTCGACCAGTGCTCGCAAAGAATGGTCTGATCGTTGTGCAGTCGGTGCTGGACACCATCGACGGAGAGCACAGCACCAGCATCACTGTCGAGAGTCGTGTCATCCACAGCTCAGGCGAGTGGATAGCCGGCGTCGTCCAGGTTCCTGTGATGCAACAGACATCGCACGGCTTCGGGTCAGCACTCTCGTATGGTCGACGGTACAGCCTCAGCGCACTGTTGTCGCTGGCGTCTGACGAGGATGACGATGGCAATGGCGCGATAGGCCAGCAACAGGCACGTCCGCAGATAAAGCCTGGACCGCCACCACAGACGACGCTCAAGAAGCTCGCACCGACACCGAAGCCGATTCCGGGATACCACAATGGATCACACTTTATCCTGGGAGAAGAGGAGCCAAACTCATGAAATGGCCTGAAGCATACGATGCAATGCAGGACGGCAGATATGTACGCCGTGCTATTTGGGATGAAGCCGCTGTTATACGAATGTTTACTGATGATGAAACAATGAAAGATTATTTTTATGCGACTTTAACAGCTAAACAATATTTTGATGAACAATCAAATGGCTGTTACATGTTTAAGAAGGATCAATTCCCTTCAGATGATTGGGAGATTTTTCCATATGACTATAACTTTGATAATCATTCTTGGTACTACATAGGATGACAAAACTAGTATGGATCACACCCGATGCCGAAAAGGTCATCGGGTATTGTGCTCGAGTTTCGAATCCATCGAACCAGGACAATCCAGATGTCTCACGACTGCTCCGATACTGCGTCGGACACGGACACTGGAGCATCTTCGAACAGGCATCGATGTGCGTCGAGATAAAGACCACGCGAGCAATCGCAGCTCAGATTCTTCGACACCGTTCCTTCGCGTTCCAGGAGTTTTCTCAGCGGTACGCGACAGTGACGGAGGACATCGATGTCCCAGAGATGCGCCTTGCTGGCGCTCACAACCGTCAAAGCAGCCTACCACTACCCAAGATAGAGGAACTAACCAAAGAGCAGCAGGACGCGCTGTATTTGGTCGCTTCGTCCATTGAGTTCTGCACCGATGTCTATCGCGATCTCATCGCGAATGGCATGGCTGCCGAGACTGCTCGAATGGTGTTGCCGATGTGCACGCCGACCACGATGTACATGAGCGGGACCATTCGCTCCTGGATCCATTACGTGCAGCTGCGTACACGCCAGGACACGCAGCTCGAGCATCGCGACATCGCGCAGGGAGTGCAGAACATCATGCTGGAACACCTGCCGATTATCATGGAGGCGCTCTCATGAACTTCGGCGATCTCATGCCACATGCAGACCTTCCTCCTTGGACGGAATACATCGAAGCATGGGAGAAGGAACACAAACCTGTGTTTCCAACATTTGACGAATGCCTCCACGAGTCTACTGTCATGACACAGAAGATAGATAGCATCGGTCGAGACCATTACTATGTTCGATGCACGACGTGTGGACGTCGAGCAAGCACCATCAAAAAACGTGAGGCACTAAAAATGCTTGCTGGTGTTGTCCCACCAGATGATGATGAACTAACCTCACAGATTCGAGACGATGGTGAATACTGGCGAATGCGATCTGAGTTACGGGCGGAATACTATCGGTTATATGCGGAATATCCTCAGAAGCTCATCAAGCAAAAAGGTATTTACTATCGAAGATATTTAAAGACAGCACGATGGAAGGTGCTTCGTGCAGCTGTGTTTGAACGTGACAATCACACCTGTCAGTCATGCGGTTCGACTGACTTTTTGCATTGTCACCATAATACGTATGTACGCCTAAGTGTAGAGGAGATGAGTGACCTCATAACCTACTGCGCCAGGTGTCATACAAACCATCACATCGATCAAGATATGGAGCGCGAACGCGAACAACTATGGCGAGAAAACCAGCTGACAATCAACCAGCAATTGAGCGAGTAGCAGAGAAGCCTGAAGGACTCCTGTGGCTGCTCAAAGCGAGCGAGCATGAGATCCTCGAGCGCCTACACCAGGAGGGCGCACTGATTTATATTCACCCCGCGCTCGATGGCGTGGTGTCCTATCGCATCGAGGAGAATCCACATCATGATCAAAAAGTGGTGCACGTCTGGCGGTAAATGTATAGTCTGTTTGCCGTTGCTCCCACAGCGGTGAACTGAACAACCAACCAAACAGGAGATCAGGTGTAGTGCATGGCCCCGGATATCCGGACGAAGCCCATGATCTTCACCTGGTCTTTTGGTTTGTCAGATCAGAAGTTAACGAAGCCGAAGCCGCCAAACTTCCCGAACTCGCTCCAGTTCCGTTTCTTGGCATAGAGTCCATCGCCATCACGCTCGACGGAGAGCTCGTCGCTAGGTTCCGGCGACGTGTTACCTTCGACCGTGTATACACCCCACTCCTCGACCTTCGTGACGATTCCGATGTGTGCGATGCGTGAGAGAGCACTGAAGTAGAACAGCGCCAGGTCTCCACGCCGTGGACGCTTAGTCGTGGTGCCATCGCGGATGTGCTGGACCGGTAACCATAGGCCGTTGTTCTTGAACCATCTCGACCAGTCTGGACAAAATGCAGAACGAGGAAAAGTCTCGTCGTACACGATGCCGAGTTGCGTGGCTGCTTGCTTATGCCTGAAGCGAACGTGTGCAGCGCACCAGGGGGAACCAGCAGGCACCGGAGGTTTGCACGATGCCTGATACGCTTCGACTGCTTTACCGCGATTCTCGCCAACCTCCTGGACGCCGATATTTGCAACGGCCAGATCTGTCGAGAGCAGTGCGATTCGTCGTTCTTCCATGATGTATACTCCTAGTGTCCAACCGGTTTCTAGTTCCTAGTCCTGACGCCTCCAGCACCCCTCTGGAGGCGTTTCCTTTTAAGCGAACGTCTCCGCATCGTCACTGCTGGACACGATCGTGATGCCTGTCGAGGTGTGCGTGTACAGAAGATAGATGACTCCGAGGCGCCAATAACACGCCAGCTCGTCGTCGGATACGTTGCCTGTCACGACGTTTGACGCAGCTGTGATCACGTTCCCCATCGGGTCCCGTTTCACGCGCTGGATGTTGCTGGATGATGTCCTAAAAAAGATGTACTCCATGCCATTCGGGGAAACACAGACTGTTCCGTGTGTACCGGTTCCGATTGTTGTTGCCACTGATACTGTGCCTCCTTCGTCGTCTGTCGTGTAGCGCTTGACGGTGCCATCTGCGTCATCCACGATGATGATGAGTGTCATCGCTCCACTGTGCTTCTGGTACGCCAGGCTGAGACAGACAGCGCCTGTGATCGGCGTTGTTACTTCTGACCAGTTCGTCCCATTATGTGCTCGCGAGTGATACAGCTTCACACCACCAGTGTCTGTCACGACACCGTACGTCGCCTGTTGCGCCGGGCTGACATCGGCAGCCGTGCAGTTCCCCGCCAGCTGTTCCTCGATGAACACAGCACGCTGACGCTTCGCGCTATACATCGGATTGACACCGACGCTTGATGCTCCTGTGACGATCGCGTGATTCGCTTTGCCCAGACCGTATGGCAGCCCAGTCTGGTAATTTCCAAGCGCGTCGAAGGTGGAGTCTGTTCCCCTGGACGAAGAGTCGCTCGATAGTTGTAGCGTCACGGTTCCGGATGTCGCCGGGTCCCCATTCGTTTTGAAGACAATGCCATGCGCTGGACCACGAAGGATGGCACCGAATGGCAAATACAGCGCACTGTCGGTTCCACCATTGACATCGAACGGGTCATACAGATCAGGAATAAAGTCGCCGTTTATACTGTCGAAAAGTGTCTGTGCTGTGATGGTGCCTGTCGCAATTTCAAACCCATAGGCAAAGTCAGTGCCTGATGTTGCGTTCGGCGTTGCGAGGATTCCACCGCCATACAGCCACGTGCTGATTCCAGTCCCACCATTGAGGAAACAGTCGCGCAATGGAGGCTGTGACACGCTACAGGTACCACTCCCCGGGTACGCAACGGAGTTCGTGGCCGTCCAGCCAGGATGTCGGACAATGCTGTCATCGGACGTATTGATTTGCCCGACGAGGTCGACGATTGTGAGCGGCGTGACACTGTAGCTCGTGACGCCAGTGGAGCCACCGACGGTCTTCTGCCAGCGATAGTCGCTCTCCTCTTCGTCGCGTCCGTCGTTCTTCTGCTGCCAGAAGCGCCGTGAATAGTAGTATGTCGTGGTGTCGACTTCGGAGACAATCGCCGGTGTGATGCGCTCGTTCTCATAGCCTAGACCACTTGGAACATAATGGCTATTTGTGAAGCCGTTCGTCGTGTCCTGCTTGAGCGTCGTGGTTCCGAGGTCAATCGCCCCTGTAGCGATGCGAAGGCGCTGGCATGACGTAACACCCCAATATGCCGAGTCGACGCTCTCTGACCCAGCGTACGAACTACTAGCGGTGTTCTTGCGCGGGTAGGGATTGTCCTTCCCATCAGTGAGCGGAAGACCAGAGACCGACCATGCATCAGGACTGCACAGGTCGATGGTGACTGTCTGATACGACGTCGTCGCAGCTGTCACATTCCACGTTTTTGTATTCCCGTGAAAGTCTGTCAGCACGAAGGTCCCCGCCACACCTGTCCCGCTTTGTGCCTTGATCTGGATGTCCAGGTATCGATATCCGGACATTCCTTCGTATGGCGCGAACAGCCTGTCGTTACCTGTGCCGGCAATGCTTCGTGTCGTTGCATACGCGAGTGACCAGCCGTTGAAGCGGAATCCTCGAAACATGCACCGCGTCTCTGTTGATGCCTCACCGACAACTGTAAGTGATGCGCCAGTGATAGCCACAGACACACTGACTGGGACACTATCAAGTGCAGTGGTTTCAGAATCACTCGTGCTGTTCTTAACGATGTCGCTGACTGCCGAATAAAGATAAAAGGTGTCAGACGATGAGATTGAACCAGTGCCAGTGACGTCCCTGTATCCCGTTGTCTCAGCATCGAATCCAGTGATCCGACAAGTAAGACTCTCAGGATATGAAGCAGACCAGGCACGGATGCGACCAGCGAGAGCACATACGGCCGCTATGCGAGCGTAACTGGTTAGGTCCACTGTAATGACGTCATATGTTGCAGCTGACATCGTGACTGACCAGTTTGTCGCTGACTGTCCGCCAAACGTATGACTATGTGATGCGGCATAAGGTGCCACGCCATTGACCAGGTAATTAGTAATTGCTGCCGATGCTGTTGCTTCGTCCTGACATACACCAGCGAGCGATGCGCCAAAGATGTAGGTCATCCTATGACGAGCTCCAGATGCATATGCGCCGGTTGCTGTGCACGCAGTGCCACCAATAGTCAAGGTGCATGATGGTGTGCTGCCATACCTTGACAACTCATACCACTCGTATGTAGTTGCTGGTGGGAACACAGTCGGTGCTGTTGAGATTGAATATGATGCCTCGGTAACATCCCAAAGTTTGTCAGTGCCAACAGTACACGACCATGACCCTGTAAGTGTGGCGGCAACATCGACCCACTCAGTCGCGAAACTCTCAGTACCACTGGCGACAGTTTTGACAACCGTTGTCGAATGACCATAACCATCATTCGACGTCATCGTCAGGTATATGAACCACTGCCAGTTCGGCGCGTGTGGTGTGCTCGTCCATGACCATGTCCATGTACTGTAAGCACCAGTGTGACTACTTGCACCGCCAACAGATCCATCCACATAACCCAGCTTTAGAGCAACGAAAGGCACTAGGTCATTCGGATATACGAGGATGTTGTAACTCAGCGAGATGTCGCATGCAGCTGTCGCACTTCGTGTGCCATCGATGTAGGGCACTATTCGCCACCATCGTTCAAGTACAGGCCACGATAGACAGCGCGGCGAAACTGCTTGACTCCAGCCTCGACCACGAACTCGATTGTGGGAATGGCGATGATGCGATACACGCCCTTGATGGTCACGCCATCAGGCTGCATGATGGTCACCACGTCACGCACCCACAGCGGTCTGTTGGTCGTGTTAATAACCAGAAAGTCGCTCTCCCACTCGATCAGGATGCGGCCTGTCATCAGTCGGTCTTTTAGTGCCAGCATAGCCTGATATGCAACAGCGCCCGATGTGATGCTCGGATCACTCAAGATGTACGGGACAGGTCGACCCCTCCAGTTGTAGGGCCTGGACGCTGGAGCAGTGCCAGCCGTCTGACTCGCATCGTCAGCGTCATATGAATAAATGAGATCGCCAGTCCTCGGGTCCTGTCCGATGACAGTGATCTGATTGCACTCTGGAGATTCATAATGCGCGGTCATCTTACGCACCACGCGCTTCTCGCGGAGCGCAGCAGTGACTCCAGCCGCAGTTGCTGCCGGGACACTCTGGTACAAAGTCATTACACTGGCAGATGATAAGTCTAAAGGATTCGACCACTGGTATTTGTAGCCGCTCGATGTCGGAGACCAGCCAGTGATAAATGTCGCAGCGTAATCAGTCTTTAGCTTGTTGATCATCGAAGCGATTGTGTCGCCGCGTTGCGGCACAAAGTTGCTGTATCCGCGAGCGATGTCTGGACTACGTGAGATCTCGATACCAAGCGCGTCATTGTATAGAAGGTAAGTGGCCGGAGGATATCCAGCCATGGTCATCATGTCACCGATGGCGTTCTCTGCGGTGTACCCGTCGTACAAGATCCCGTCCTGGAAGTAATACAGCTCGAAGTCGCGCGAGCGGTCCATACCTTCAAACTGAAGGGTCGAGAACTTCAGTGAAGTATCACCCTGCTCATACTGGATTTGCGGAGGCGCCAGTGTGCCTCGAAAGATGTCCGTGTAGACAGGTGTCGGTGTAGCGCTGTCAGAGATCGCCACACGAATCGGTCGGTCACCTGTGATCTGTGGCTGTGCCACGCCAGCATCAAGAAGCTTCTGGCGCCTGGCGCTCATTTTCAACGTCGTGCGTGATGTCTCGTCGACACTTAGGGTGAGGTTGTCGATGTACTGTGTGATGTCGACTGGACCATTGTATGTGGACGTCGCCGCTGGTGTACTGCTTGCCATCGCTGCCGAAAGACCATACGTCTGAGTGTAAGGACTAGGAGTCGTGATGGTCACCTTGATTCGCAGATTCTGGATGACACCATCAGGAGTGTACGGACTAAACTGATCCATAACTGCGACGGCTGTCGTCACAGTCCCTGCTGACGTGCCAACGACATCACCCCAGATCTGCGGGACGAAGGTCGCACCAACCGGAGGAGGATAACGCAGTGTGATGTTTTTGGAATAGAAGATTCCTGTCGTCTCGTATGCGACCGGTGCAATCTGCACTGTCGGTCTACCGTATGGCACCTTCCAGGCGAATGAACCAGATGGCACGATGACGTTTCCTTCGACATCATTGAGATCCTCGAAGGTGTGTGAGAAGTTAGCACCGAAGGTAGACGTCACAAGCAGCTCTCGACGTTTGAATGGAATCATCATCAGGCTGACCTGACGCTGACCAACAGACGCCGCCGTCGTTACACTTCGACCAGGAGTTTTGTTCGTGTCGTTCTGGTCGTAAACGCCCTTCTGAATGCCGTCCTTGTAAACGATACATGAACCATCACCACGGAACACGAGCTCGACTGTCGATGCGGATCCGTAGCCCCACTGCACTCGAAGGAATGGTAGTGAACTTTTGTCGACCCAGTTCGGGACATATGCGGAAATGTACCAGCCCTGATTCGCGACGTATGACGCAGTCGTTTTGACATACTCCGCATTCGCGGTTCCAAGCGTCGTCGCTGTGAGGTAATAATCACCAGCCGCATTGATTTCCATCTGCTTCCAGACAGATCCTGTGACGAGCGTGTAGGCGCTTCGTGGCACACGCGCATAGAGTCCACTGTAGTTACTAGACCATCCTTCGGTTACAGGGAGAGGCGCCGGCATCGCGGTATTTGTAACACTATCAAACCAGCCTGTGCTGGCGGCGCGGTCCCATGAAGTTCCGTCTGCACCAACACATACTCTTCCTAAGTCAGGACGTGGCTCAGGACAGTCGACTTCTACTTTTAGTGGCCAGTTAGTCGCCATTAGATTCTCCTCATCTCAGTGACGAGATTCTGTCGACCCTGCTGAATCATCATCTTACGCATCGCTCGCTCGAGGTCGGTCGATGCCGGAATCAGTGTCTGCGGAATGATGCCGATGCCACCCTGGTTCGTCGCGTTGTTGCCAGCATTAAGTTCCGAAGCCGTGACACCGATGGCGCCCAGGCGACCGCCACCGAAAGTCTGCTTCCGAAGGTCAAGCAGATCTCGAGTGCTACCGGTGTTCTTCGCGATCTCGAAGAGATGTCCTTCCATCGACTTCGCCATATCCACGAATGCCGCTTGCATCCTGGCTGCATATGCCGCGATGTCGACCATCGTGTTGATGAGTCCGCCGCCCTTGCCTTCTGTGGATTTGCCAGCCTTCGCAGCTGTGTCTGCTGCCGCACCTATACCAGACATCTGTGGCAATGGTGCAAGTGGTGAACCCTTCGTGTTACCACTGGCTTCGACCTGTGGAACACCTGGTGTTTTGAACATCTTGTCCATGATGGCAAATGCGCCAATCGTTAGACCAGTAGCAGCAACGATTCCCGCAATCGATGCGGCTGCTACCGCTGGATTTGCAGCTGCCTTCGCTACAATCTCAGCGATTGTCAATGCGCGAAGTGCTGTTACTGTCGCATAGATTGCCTTGACGAACATTCCAAACTTAACAGACACGTCGACAATGAAAGCAGCGAGACCAATGCCGATCAACACCTTGAACATCGCATTTGCGGCTGTTCCTGCTTTGGTCATTTCTTGAATAAGTTTGGTCGTTCCTTCAAGTGCAGTCGTAACAGTCGGACCGAATGCAATAAGCATCGAAGCCATGACTTTTCCAACTGCGACCTGCAACTGATTGTATGTGTCTGCTACGTTGTCAACAGCCGTCTGAAGACCAGCAGATGCCTTTGGCATAGCATTGAATGCATCGGCAATACGCTTCGCTGCATCTGCACCACTGATGCCCATCGCTCGAATCTTCTCTGCGTTCTGTGTTCCGAATGCCGCATCCATCGCTTTTCCAAACGATGGCAATGCTTCACGAAGTTGGTTCAGTTCTTCCTGATTTACTTGCGTTCCGTTTGCGAGCTGCGACATGGCCGTGATGACACGATCGACTGTATCGGCAGATGCACCGACAGATGCCACAGCATTCGCGACACCCATCAATGCCTTCTCTGCTGTATTGGCGTCAAACTTTGCAGATCTCAGACGGATGAATCCCTTCACAGTCTGCTCTAGATTGATGCCTGGAAGGAGTGCAATCTTCCGAAGTCGGTCCATCTCTTCAGTCAGTTCAGATGTCGAGCCTACCGTAGTCGCCAATGCACGCTGTAGTGAATCGTAACTAACAGCTGCATCAAGGGCAGACTTTGCAAAGCCAGCGATGGCCGCTCCTGCGAGAAGACCTTGAAACTGCTTGCCAAGTGTCTCAGTAGACTGCTTAGTTTTGTCCAGGCTATCAGCCGCCGACTTTGCTTCGGTCTTGATGTTCTTCAGTGACTGAACTGCATCGCCGGCGCCTGTAACTTTGAAAACGATATCGAAGATGCCGAGCGCCATTAGATAGTCCTTTTCGCCAGCACCGACATCACGGCCTTGACGATCTCAACGATTTGATTTTCCCAGACTTCACCAGCCCATGCGACTTCGGCGAACTCGTCCAGGCTCAAATCGGTCTCGCTGGGATGACGCTTCAGATGTCTCACCGAACAGTAGAGAATCTTCTGCGCCACCCCACCTAGTCGTTTGGGACTTCGTCTACCGCTGCTTCGATGTCAATAGGGAACGCTTTGGCGAACTCTCCGACTACATAGAGATAAATGTCGGAGCGATCGCGAGCCAGCTGCGCGAAGCGGCGTCCAGGATTGATTTCACCATCACCAGGCTGAATCACATAACACCGCGCCATGATCATCAGTATCTGGAGCATCTGGTCAGGAAACTCAGGGAATGCAATCTTCAGCGACTTCTGAACTTCAGGTCGAGGAAACAGATCGGATGCCTTCGGTTCACGGAATGTGAAACTGCCTGGTGCACCGATGAAGCGCTCGATGTCGACACTGTAATTAGGTCGACCTTCTGTTTTAGGAATAGCGTCGAAGATTGAACTCATTATGATCCTGACAGACCAGTGATTCCGGACACACCAAGCTTGATGGTCGCGGTTTCGGTCTGTGTTTCTTCCGGAGTCAGGCTTAAGCCTGCTTCAGTGACCATACCAAAATATTTGACCACGTTGCCAGCAACAGACGCAGCGCCATCGAGGTCGACGTCAATTTCACATCCATATCCGAGTTTGCTTACGAATAGTGGACCAGTCGTGTTGTCGATGTACAGCTCGAGGTTCACAGTGCCAGCCTGTGTCGTTGGGAGTGATGCTTCGTAGACAGCGCACAATGCCGTGGCGTTGACCATGTTCTGTGTGACAGTCGTGCTGAACGACTTCGCCAAACAGACGATGCTGGTCGCAGTCGTTGTCGGAAGTGCAATCGTGTCGCCTGTCAGAGCAGCTGCGGTGAAAGTGATCGTCAGTGTGACGTCTTTTGCGAGTAGTGGACGAGCCATGTGAAAGATACCTCTATAGTGTTATTGTGGCGACATACAACTGGACAATGCCATTGTCGACACGTCCATCCTGGGACACGTCGATTGATGAACTGACCGATTGACGATTGAGAAAGAAGACAGGAGTGGTCGAGTTTACCGACTGCTGATTGAGAAGCGTGTCGATTCTGTCCACGATGCCCTTGATGCGTGCCATCGACACAGCACCAGACTGCGTGTCCCAGCACCACACCTGATGGCTTGACGTGGTGACGATGCGACCACCACACACCGATGTGGTGTCTGTCTGGCCAGCGTCTGTGTGACGCACGACGATGTATGGCACCTGTGGCTGTCGCAGGGATATCGGGTCCTTCTCCGGCGCGAAGTATAGGTATATGCCCTGCTGGTACGAAGGCGCTCGATTGTCCACAGCCAGCAATGCCTGGAGCGTGGCGTCAGCTGTGAGCGTGTCGTAAATCCACTCGTCGACGACCAGTGATTCAACCATTGAAGTACTTCCCTATTACACCCTGGAACACTGTCCATGCCTTCGTGCTGGCAGGGATAGCGAATGGACGATTCATCTGGAACTCGAGTATCTTGCCATAAGGCGCCGCGATGCTGATGATGTACTCGTAGTCGTTGACCTTGCCGATTGTGATCGATGTCCGCAGGAATCCAGTTCGCACCGCTGGTGCTTGTCCTGGCGCGGATGCTTGATACGACCGCTTGCCGATCTTGTAGGTACGACCAGACTTCGCGCCTGTCATCAGTGCAATCATCCCCGTGTACGAAGCCTTTACAGCCTTCTCCAGAAATACAGATAACATGCGAAAACGCTTCTCCGCGTCGTCGAAGCCAGACAGGTCGACCTTGACGGTCACGGTGCAAGTACCTCGATGAGCAGTGGACCAAAGCGTCGCACCGTAGTCGACACGGTGAATGACAAAGTCAAGCGAATCACAGCTGCTGTCGGGTATGCAGCCGGGTTCAAGATCGTAACGATACCTTGTGACGACAATGACTTTGTGAGAGTCACAGAACCAGTCACGAAACTATATGCCACGCCTGTCGCTGCGTTCGTGTACGTGGCGCTGAGAGTGCCTGTGGTGATGTCAATCGGACTACCGTTCTCATCGACAAGTCTGACAACGTACGTGTGCCAGTCACCAGTCCAGGCCGCGATCTGCGTGACCTGTTCTGGATCTTCGGTGATGTTGATGATGTTCACACTCATACTGGCCTCACATAAAGTTTCAGCGGTCCAAACACCTGCGTGTCACTCGCGCCTGTTGTCCTGGTCACAGTCACAGTGTACGTGCCAGATGTGTTCGTCACCGTAGTCGTAAGACCGAAGGACAGGCGACCATTGTCGGCATACGTCGCGGTGCCGGCATATGTCGCCACAAGTGTTCCACCAGCGTTGTATACCTTCGCGGTGACTGTCGCACCAGTGATGTCGATTCCAGTCCCGTTCGCGTCCGTTACCTGGACATCGATGGACGTCGCTGTTCCGACACCGACATCGAGCGGCTGGTCTGCTCCAAGGCCATCAGCCAGGAGTTGATATGGCCCGATGTGTACGCTTGTTGCAGCTGACACTGGCGTGAGCAGATCTGCGGAAATATAGTCCGTTCCATTGTGAAGGAGTGCACCCTTGAGTTCCGTGGCGGCATCAGTATCATTGACAATCGCGTGAACATCAGCATCAACACGGTTTGTTCCCCCGCTGCTTGCTAGTGTGACGTTTCCTGCTTTGTTCTGCTGATCTGCACGAAGCACGTTCAATCCGAATGAACCATTTGATGTGTATGAAGCAGTCGCGGCATCCCAGACCGCCGAGGCAGTCTGTGCAGATGTCAAGCCACCGCTGCTCAACTTCACCGTCATTACCGCACCGTTAGTACCAGATGCACCACGCACCACTACAGTGACATCGTCAGCACCTGCAGCCAGTGCAGCATCAGGAAGGTCGAGTCTATAAATCCCCGGCATATTGGTAGCGTCAACCTCAGCAAAGCCGCCAGAAGTCCACGCCTGCGCGATTGTGCGGGCTACCAGAGGGATGCTGACAGAGGCTGTGCGTGTTCTGTTGTAGCGAGCTGAGAGACCAGAGGTGGAGGCTGTGAGGCCTGTAGCACCTAGATAGAGTTCGATGGACTGTGATGTGGAGCCGGGAGCGATTGTGATGGCTGATGCGTTGCGCTCGGTTGGATTGTAGTTTCCAATAGAAGACAGACTCCTGTAGGTTGCCATTCCAACGTCAGGCGTAGCACCAGTCCACGCTATACCGTATAGGTCACTAGAAGGGGCAGATGTAGCAGTTCCAAATCCGGTATTTCTGGAGTTTAGCGATGTCCCAAATGGTGCAAGTTCTCCAAATCCTTGTAGTAGTGCCTGACCGTAATCAACACCAAGGAAGTCACTGGTAATTGTAGTAGCGTCTGTTGCTACATTACTTAGTGAGTTACTCATCAAAATAATATTATTTCGCTGAGTGACTTGATTAGATGTAAATGCAGATATTCCAGTTTGACCCAAAGCAATAATGCAGTTTTGTACAATATGCTTATTAGTTGTGTTGCCGTGTTCAAAAAATACACCAGCTGTAGGACATTGCGTTATAAAACAATTACTAATGGTAACGGATGCCATAACTGTTCCACCAACTGCATTGACATATACACCCCATCCGTTCTGCCATCCATTTGTCGAAATCCTATTATTACGAACTATGACACCAGTTACACCTGATGCCGCAGTTGGTGCGTTGATTGCAATACCAGCCGAACATCCAAATATAATATTGTTCTGTATAGTAATGTTATTACCTGTTGCATTTGGTGTTATTGCATAAATACCGAGACCAATACCACCACCCAGATAATATGAAAAAACTACATTGTTTTGTATAGTTATAAAATCACCCTGAGTATAAATGGCCCTAGATGTAGATGAAGCGGCATTGTGTTCAATGTATAGGTTTTGCAAAGTAACATAATTTTTGGTACTTAAATCAATTCTAGTTACAGCACTCATAGTTGTGTTGTCGTTTGCAGACCCAGTAACTCTGACCTGATTGGCTGTGATTCCACTAAACTGTGAAGCGGTAGGATCTCCAGTTATAACCAGTGTATTTGTAGCCGTAGGGGTAACCGTAAGCGCAGGAGACTCACGATATACACCGGGAGCAATGTATAAGTAGTTAACTCCAGTTGTAAGCGTCATGTTTGCAAATGCATACGCAATCGTTTGCCACGCTTGATTTGTTGCAGGGCCAGTCCCAGCATTTGTATTACTACCATCATTGCGAACGTAATATGTTGCCATTATTCGGCATCTCCACTAGCAATCTGTTGTGCCATAATCACCGCAAATTGGTTGCTATATCCACGCTGAAACTCAGCATCCTGCAACACCCACCAACCGAATACGCTCGTACCATTCTCACCAAACGTGCCGAGCAGGTTGCCTTCATTGTCGAAGATATCCCCAAACACAATCCAGTCACCGGGGCTGTTGGGGTTAGGCTCCAGCCTAAAATTTTGGAGGTTCATTTGCCCACCTTCAACGCATTGATTCCCGTCCCCTTGAAAGGCATCGTCAAGAAGCCCAGCGCAGCACTCATCGCAGCAGAGACACCAGCCGCAACTGCCTTGCTTCCGTACAGTGCCATCACTGCTCCAAGCTCTGCGAGCGTGTCTGCTTCGGATGTGCGGATTCCGTCACCGAACACAGTGCTGAAGGATGCGGCGAATGCGATCAGGACGACGACCAGCAATCGCGGAATGGATATTGAACTCATCTTTGCAAACTCCCCTCGATCATCGCGACGCGACTCTCGAGCTTACCGAGGCGTTCTTCGATGCGTCGCACTTCCTGTGCCTGTCCCGACAATGTGGCATTCACGTTCTCGAGCTTCACTGTGAGCACATTGATACTTACCTGTAGTTTCGTATAGGTCCCGATGACGGCTCCTAATACCAGGACAAGTTGTCCAATCAGCGCTACAACGACCTCTAATGTCATACCATCACTCCACTGTACATCTTCACTCTAATATGGTGGCACAGTCAGACATCTCGCATCACGCAGTCGGTTAACCGTTTGACCTCGAGCGGAGTGCGATAGTCTGGCTCACCTGATTCGTGTGCCCCCAATCGCTTCCAATGACTTCGTAATATGGCGCGAGGTTCTGCGGATTCCCGCTGGTGTAGATTCTGTCGTCGGCTTTGACTTCGACATCAGGCGAACAGGTCAGCGTCCATGTACCAGCCTGTTCAATCATGCCGCCTACAATGCCCTCAGAATCGCCTGTATTGGCGATTGTGGCGCGAATCTCAGCAACCTGTATCCAGTGCTGGCTGATGCCTCCGATACCGTCAGGCTGGTTCACGTTGCGCCAGATCTGCACACGGTCACCATATGCATATGCCTGAATGGCGTTCTTGAGCGCCGAAGCGTAGGCAGGCGGAATCATACGAACACCATCGGGCTGTATCGCTTAGCCTGATCGAGACAGTGCTCACGGAGCGCGGCCATTTTTGCGTCGACCTGACCATCCTTGACATCGATGAGATGCGTGATGCTTGATGCTTTGCGAATCCACCCCTGTCGCGCAGCTGCACGGATGTCGTATCGTTCGACGTTGGCTGGACCGATGTCCTGCCACAAAAGGTCTCCTGCGCCATCGTTCACACTGTAGCCAAGTGTCCTGGTCCACTGCGGGAACTGCGGTTCTGTGGCGCTGGATGTCCCTGCGATGACGCACTGGTACAAACGACCATTTGCGACTGTCGGGATGATGATGTCACCAACGACAAAGGCTGTGGATGCTGTCCACGTTGTCCATCGTGCGTGGTCGTCGACGAGCTGCTGTAGTGCAGTCGAGTCGAGGAATGGATACTGATCGGATGCGACCATCCACGCGAGACGGTCCAGTGCTTGAGTTCGAGTGAGTGGCATGGTTTACATCCTAAAAACAAAAAGAGGAACGGGTATGCATCCCCGCTCCCCTTGACTGCGAAGTCAGACAGCCTACGAAGCGGCAGCCTGGAGAACGATGATGGAACCAGGAACCTGGTCTGCAACGGTCGCGGTGACGTTTCCGACGTCGAAGCAGTTGAACGCATAGCGTTCGGTTGCCTTGAACGTGAGAGCATCCTCGACAAACTTCACCTGGTCGGAAACTTCGACCGTGACGCCACGGCGGTCACCGAACGCGACACCCTTGGAGAGGTCTCCGAGGACTGCCAGTGTGCGGTTTGCAGCTGTAGCGGATGGCATGTTCTGGACGAACGAGATCGGGATACCGAACAATGTCGGTTCTGGACCGTATGCGTTCTGGATGTCCATGATGCTGTTTCCACCGAGTGCAATCAGCTTGTCGGCACAGCCGTTGTAGAACACGGATTTGTGCATGTACCAGCGTGGAGCGGTTGCATATTGTGGCAACTTTGCGACCATGGCCTGCCAGTTTGCGAGCGTGAAGCTGGAAAGGTTGGTTTGTGATCCGGAAGGACCGACGACCATTGACGCGATGTTTGCGAAGGTTCCGGAGAGAGCCTTGATGCGTGGCATGATTCCGGTGATGGAACCATACGTGGAAGTGCCATCGCCCTGGAATGCAGCTGCATCCTCAGCGAGTGCGAGTCCGTACGCGAAGTCCTGCGCCAGTGTCGCGCCGAAGTCGATGACGGTATCCTCGTTGAGTTCCTTAGACACGATGGTCAGGATGGCGAGTTTCTTGGCTGCGAGTGCGACCTGCGTGAATGCGATGTCGGATGCAGTGATTGCAGTGGCTTCACCAGGATAATAGGTCGTGGTCGAAGTCGATGCATTCGGTACATTGAGGACATCGGATGTCATCGGATAGATGCGGCTGTAGCGGCGTGCTACACCGTACTCGTTGCGAAGCCAGATCAGGCTGGACGAAACGATTTCAGGAACAGTGAATCCACCCTGTCCGTTGTCGCCTTCGGTCTGTGCCTTGACGCCATTCTCAGCGCACCATCGTGCGGCCTTAGCATTTCCAAGGACTTCGCCACGGACCCACTGTCCGAAGGCGTATGCCTTGAAATTTGCCTCTTCGCGAGTGCCAGGGAATGGGTTACGGGTTACACCGCCGGACTTCCATGGCTCGGACTTTGGCGCTTCGGATGCGACTGGCGCAGGAACGTTGCCAAACTCCTTGAGCATATCGATGCGCTCAGAGAGAGACTTTGCATTTGCGTGGAGGCGATTGGCTTCAGCCATATCTCCACCGTTGATGAGGACTTCCTTCGCAGCAGCGATAGTAGACTGGCGCTGTGCTTCGAGTTGTTCGATTGTCATTGACTTAACTCCAAGATCATGAGCTCGCGGAGGAGAGCGGACTTCGCTTCTTCCACATCACTCGAATATTCGACGATGGCATCTTCTGCCGACGCTTCATCCCGAAGCTCAGCCCAGATGGTCTTTGCGAATCTTGTCGACTCGCTACGTGAGAGACGAACTGCATCGCGCAGACGTCGCTCCACTTCACGGATGGACGTAGGACGCTCGAGCATAGCCTTGAGGCTTTGTGCTTCCGCTGCCGGGTCCTTCACTTTGCTGTTCAGTTCCTTGGCACGGCTGGCGAATGCGTCGATGATTGCATCCACATGCCCGCTGCCGAGTCCACTGTCATATGCAGCTGTAACACCTGCACACAGACGCTCATAGAGCGCCTCGAGTCCTTCGTGAACCATCTCCTTGTCGAGATCGCCATAGACAGACTCGACGAATGTCGACACGTCTTCTCCTGGCGCGACAGGGATAATCATCTCTTCTTCTTCCATGCCTTCTCCATCCATCTCGCCATACATGTCCTTTAGCGACTTGACCATGTTCATCGGTTCCGCTGGTGTCGGTGTGAGCGATGCCTCGCCGATTGGCCAGCGTGTGATTTCATAGCGTCCATCGGCAGACTTCTTGCGCTCGACCATGTGACCAGTGGCGCCGGAGGAATATCCAAGTTTGCCAGACTTCGCGAGGTCGGCAATCATCTTCTGATATTCGTCAGCCATTTCGATTTGAGCTTCGTACCAGAGACCCTTGTCATCCATGGTCATGTAGCCGGTTCCGATACGCGACTTCCCGATGGTTCGGTCCTGTCCGTGATGATAGTAGAGGTTCATCGGCACACGATCGCCTGACTTCATCGGTCGACCAAAATCGGTCTGTGGAGTGAAGAAGTCGCCCTCGAGGTCCTGTCCGCCGAAGCGTACCAGGTAACCACGCACACGACCGAAATCGTCCGCTTTGATTGCACTCCCGAAGTTCACCAGTGTCTGCATTTATAAATCCCTCAGTGGAACAACCACAGCCTGTGGACCCCATAGGTCATTCGGTACGACCTTACCAAAGTCCGACAGTGATGTTCCTGTTTCCCACATCCTATACCTTGACGGTCCGAGCACCTGTCGACGTTGCGCTTCTGTCAAAATCATAAACTGCTCATCGCGTGTCGGAAGTTCCGGAACTTCGTCGAAAGCGTCCGGCGAGTTCGGCATAAGGCGGAGTGATTGGGACCACCGTACACCTACAGTTTGGATGCGAAGGAACGACGTTCGCAACAGGGTTCGGTTGTCCATGCAATGCCCAGCATACGGGACACACGTTCACATCACCAGCAGACACGCGAGACCAACCACGAACGATGGACAGATTCGCTTCGAATGTCTGTCGCTGTGCTTCGCGGTTGGCTCGAATCATCTCTGTTCGTGCGATGGTCGCAGCTCGTGATGGTGCCAGCGTCTCATATGTCCGCGCCATGCGATGAGCGACCTGTAGTGGGTTCATTCCCTGCGCCACGCCTATCGTGACATGGTCGCGTGCAAATGGTCCGATGGCTTCGTAGAGTGACGCCAGCGGTGAACCATCAGCGGCGAATCCGACCACGTTTGTAATGGCCTCGACTGGTAGTCGGTTCCAGTTGAGATCGATGGCCATGTTCACCGAATCAGGAATACCAGCGACAGCGCGAACGAGGTCCTCCTGCATGTCGAGAGACAGCTGAATCGCGTTCCGTTGTCCGTTGCTGGCGATGTCGGTCGCTCGCGGTGCAAACTCGGAGACTTGTCTCGCCATCTGCTCATTGAGTGCAGCGAGTCGCACCTGGTAATCATTCAGCGCCGTTGTATCTTCGCCTGCTGCCTGTGCTTCCTCGATGGCCTGTGTCAAGTCCTCGAGGCGCTGAAGGTTGTCTGCTTGCAGGACGCTGTA